TCGATGGTGAAATGCGCGGTCAGTTCGATGACATCATTGGTATTCAGTTGCTTCGCAACCGTTTTGCTCTCCTTGCGATGGAAGCAGCAGAGAAATCTGTTCAGGCTCCTATCGTTCTTCCTAACGATGTACAAGAACTTATGCTTGGTGGCGATGCGATTATCCGCACAAGCCAGCCAGCAGGCGTTCGTCGTGTTGAACTTACATTGCCACAAGGCGCATTCACAGAGCAGACACTGCTCAATCAAGAAATGCGTGTCGGTGCACGTTATCCTGAGGGACGTACAGGAAACATTGACGCATCAATCGTCACAGGACAAGGTGTACAGGCGCTTATGGGCGCATTTGATACACAGGTTAAGTCCGCTCAAGCAATCTTTGCTAGCGCACTTCGTGACGTCATTCAGATTTGCTTTGAGGTAGACGAGAAGATTTTCCCAGAAGTCAAGACAATTCGTGGTGTTGACTCTGGTTCACCATACGAAATTACATATAGCCCACGTAAAGACATCAAGGGTGACTACAGCGCTGATGTCCGTTACGGAATGCTTGCTGGTCTCAACCCAGCACAGGGTCTAATTTTTATGCTTCAGGCTCTTGGTGGAGGACTTATCTCCAAAGACCTTGCAATGCGTGAACTTCCATTCACTGTAAACGTCACACAAGAACTTGAGAAGATTGAAGTTGAGAATATGCGCCAAGCGTTGCTTGGTTCCTTGACTGCATATACTCAAGCAATTCCTGCTATGGCAACACAAGGCGGAGATGCTGGGGATGTTGTACGCAAGATTGCTGCAGTAATTAAGGCTCGCCAGAAAGGTGTAGCACTTGAGGATGCGATTGAAGAATCATTCGCACCTGCAGAGCAGGTTCCTTCTGCTGGTATGCCATCTGAAATGGTTGAGCAACCGTCCCCTGCTCCCTTAGGCGCACCAGCAGAAGGCGCTCTTCCTACGGCACCAGGACCAGAAGTAGCACCAGCGCCAGGAGCGCCAGACATTCTTAGTCTTTTATCAAGCCTTACAGGCGCAGGAGAAGCAAACGCAAGCGTAAGAACTATTCGACGACGATAATTTAGGAGGGGACAGTGACAACGATTATCGGCATTGAATATTCAGACCGCAGCGTACTTGTCGCTGACTCTCGTGTGACAGATGATGCAGGACGTATCTATGCACATAAAGCAATGAAGAAGATTTCTCAACGCGGTGCGTTGTTAATCGCTGGAGCAGGAGAAGTTGCTCCGTGCGATATAGCCCAGAATATCTGGAACCCACCACAATTTACAGCGAAAGACAAGAAAGATGTCTATCGCTATATGATTACCAAGGTTATGCCATCACTTCGTAAGTGTTTAACTGACAATGGCTATAACTTTGAAGAAGATAAGAAGGATGGAATGCGATTCCAGTTCCTTATCTCAGTCGGTGGTGAGATATTCGATATCGACGAAGACTTATCAGTAATGAAGTCTGATGATAATTTTTATGCGATTGGTTCAGGTGGACCTTACGCATTGGGCGCACTTTACGCAGGAGCAGAACCAGAGATTGCTATGGAGATAGCATCTAAGGTCAGCGCTTATTCAGCGCCTCCCTTCTATCAAGAAGTGCAGTACAAGTGAGTAAGTTCAACGAAGCAATCGATAGGGCAATGAGATTTCTTGCCGAAGAACTAGAAGATTCAGAGAGCCAAATCTGCACAGGATGGGTTCTTGTAAGCGAGTGGTCAGATTATGAGGGCACTCGGTACCTAATGACAGATGTAAGTGACAATATGAACCCTTGGTTAGCCAAAGGTATGTTACTTAGCGCTGAAGAATATTCATATACACCAGAGGAGAAGTGATGGTAAGCGGAGGATATCGCCCTACTGCGTCACAGAATGACCCTTATTCTGTTTCTCCTAATGGTGGAAATGGTCAATCGGGAAAGTTTGTGGCTGAAAAGGTAGCAAAGGCTACGCAACTTCGCCCATCTGGATTTGCACAAGGAGAAAATACCGCTATGGCACAACAGATTAGCGAAGGTGGCAACGTACCTACAACAGCAAGCGCTGCTAATCCAGCATCACAGTTGCCACAAGCAGGTATGGGCGAGGGTATGGCAGAGTTATTAGGTGCTATCGAACCACTTGATTCAGAGCCAACAGAGTTTAGACCAATTTCAGATGGTGTTGATTTTGGAGATGGACGTGGAAGTGAAGCACTTCCTGCTAGCCTTAATCCAGATAATCGACAGATTGAGAATACAGAATTAGTTCGACGATACCTTCCAGACTTACTCAACGCAGCACGTATGCCAGGGGCACCAGACTCGTATAAGAGAATGATTAACTCCTTAATGCGGGAGTTAATGTAATGCAATGGATGGAGAATACATTCTTCGACCACTTAGATAAGTTTGGTAACTCTTTAGGTTACGAAAACTTTGGCATTGCATTTATGTTGTCGATGGTTCCTTGGGAAAGCCCAACGGATAGAGATAATTTTATTAGAGATATTACAGGTCAGGACGTTAAAGGCGGAGAACCTTCTAACTTTAACCCAGAGTATTTGGAGTTCTAAATGGCTTTTTGGGATAATTTTAAGAAGGCTTTAGGCGGCGATAAATCAGCAGCCCAAAAAGTCGTAGACACCCTTTCTCCTTGGAACATTGGTAAGAACATTGTTAAGGCTGGAACTGAACGTGTAATCAAAGAGGCTAAAGAGGCTGGCGAATTCTACAAACCTATTGCACAACCACTAGGTAAAGCGGCAGGCTTCTTAGGTAAAGGTGCTATGGCTCCTTTCCAGGCTCTCGGTGTTCAACCAGGTGCAGGTCAAGGTGCAACAGCACTCAAGGCTGGAGCACAAATTGGTATTACACGTGGTGCTGCAAAGATAGCAACAGAAACTGGGACGGACTTAAATAATCTTCTTAAAGACGGTATGGCTGATTATGCTGCTCAAACTGCAGCAGAGGCTGCTGTTCCATTTGACCCATTGCTTCAGGCTTCAATTATTGCTGAAGAAAAGGTTTTTAGTCCACTAGTAAAGCGTCCTATTTCAACTGTTGCGCTTCTTACTGACCCTGAAAGTCCTTTATTTAAGGATGATGCTTACGGCAAGGGTATTCAGTTAAGCGATATTCAGACCGCATATGAGCGTACTGGCAATAAGTACGAAACAATCGATGGTCAAAAAGTTCTTGTAAGCCCTGGTGTATCACTGGGTGTAGCCCTTACCAAGTCTTATCTAAATCCGTTCCACGTTACTGGTATATCTGATGCCATCCTTGAAGATGGCGGGATTGATATTGACCGCGTTAATCTATGGGATGACGCTGATATTCAGGCTAACTTTGTTGATAATACAACTGGTCGTTGGTTAACTGGATTCACAGATGCTGTTATTGGAAATCTTGCGATAGTTGGCGCTACTTCTGGTTCAGTTAGCGCACTCAAAGCAGCCGCTCGTGCAGCAGGTTTTAGCAACAAGATTAATGTTTATGATGTTGATGCGCTCTCTAAACTAGAGAAATTAGCAGATGACCATATCTCTGGAACTACAGAAACAGTATTTGGTGCAGATATTGTTAATATGGCAAACACAAAAGATATTGTTTTAATTAATAAAATTCTTAAACCATATACAAATAACCCTCGTCTTGCAACTCTCATTAAAGAAACAGAAGACCCTAGTTTTGTTAGGGATTTAATGTTGGCAGATAAGACTTATGGTCCAGCGATTGAGCGTCTCATTAATGCTCGTAAGGCTGATGACCTATGGTACTCATCTAATGCTGGCGCAGAAGTTGCTGCAGATTATGCCAAAACTGGTGCTTATCGTTCATACAACCAACAGGCTAAAGAACGCTGGAGCAAAGCATTCGATGATGCTATTGCTAAAAACCCTGAATCTCAGGATATCTTTGATGCCTTCTTGCAAGACCGTTACGATGCACAGACTGGTCAATTCCTACCAGAGCCACGTTTCCTAGGTACAACCTATAAGCCAGTTGAGCCAGTTATCGGCAGAGAGGCTACAATCAAACTGCGTGAAACAAAGCAGAGATTGGCAGCAGCAACTGAAGTTCGTGATTACAGCAACGTCGGTGGCGTAGCACAAGTTATGATTGGTAGCGGAAGAAGGGGTGGCGCAGCCACTGCTTTGATGCACTTCACTGGCAGTAAGTTACCTCGTGGAATTATCAGCCATTCAGGTCTACGTCCAGCAGATGCTGTTGAAGAAATCAATGCTTGGCTAGATGACATTCCGTTGTTCCGTCGCGGCACAAATCAAATCAAACTTTCCGATGGAACCACAGTAAGCGCTTCACAGTATCGTCGTAATCTTATTGACAAGACAATGAGTCTAAAGAATGATGGCGAACGCTCTGCATACTTCAAGCAAATGAATACTGAAGTTGCTATGGACGCCCTCAATACTATGGGTCTGAGCCGTGTCCAGGCTAAACGTTTTGTTGATGAGATGATGGAAAGCATTAATAAGTATCACAATGATTTATCTCGTGATTCTTTTGCTATTGACCCTAGTGGATATCGAGTAATCGTAAGTCCACAGACACAACGTCAGTTGGCTAACGCGACACCGTTAATCCCAATGGGTAAAATTGTCCGTGAAGTTTCAAACGTAAAGGGTATGTTTAACCCAAAGAGCAACATATTCACTGATACTGGACGCATATCATTTGAGTTTGGAAATAGAATATTCTCATTTGCACAGTTGGTACGCCCAGCATATATCCCAAAGAACTCAATATTTGAACCTTTGAACGCAGCCGTTATGTCCCAGGGTGGAAAGTTCTTAGTTGATAGCACACAAAGTTTTGTAAAAAATAGTTTGTTCAATAATCAACAAAGATTCTTTTCTGCCGTTAACAAGGCTAACATCAAAAGTAATGCACGCAAGAAAGCCCTTAAAGAGGAGTTTACCCAATATACACAGCAAATTGAACAGGCTGTAGATATTGCTGACAATGCAGTTGCTGAATGGGTAGAATTCTTTATCAATCCAAATGCACGTTCTCCTGTAACTAAAGCAGATAATGTTGATTTAGTTAAGGCTGACCTACGGGCAGCAGAGCGCTTACTTGCTAACCTTGAGAAGAAGGTTCGTGACCGTGCTGACGAGTACAACACAGTACGTGAAGAAGTCCCTACGTTCTATGGGTTGGTACGCAGAACTCAGTATCTTAAGTCATTAAATGACCCTAAGATTGCAGGAGAAATTCGTGCTGCAGAACTTGCTATTACAAAGGCTGCAGGAGATATAAATACACTAGCGCCTGACCTAAATAAACTTAATGTAACAATCAAGAAGGCTTACGATGATATCGATAGGATTCTTGTTGAGATGGGACCAAGCCGTAAGGCTTTAGCAGATGAATGGTCAGTTGCAGATAACCGCCGCATCCGTCGTAAAGGTCGCCAAGAAGAACAAGGTTATGTCTTAAGTAATGGACAAACTATTAATATTCCTCGCCTTGAAAGCGAGAATCATTTAGGAACATCTTACAAGTCTGAAATCTCTAACCGTCACACACGTGAGATTGAACTTCTTGGAGACAAGGCTTTCGCTACCCGCACACAAATGCTTGGTCGCAGAAACCCTAACCGCATAACACCTGTATATGACCCACTATATTTTGATGAGTTGGCTTATACGGTTAATAACTATATGCGAGGAGACGCGCTAGTAGACCAGATTCTTGCTGGTCGTACTCGTGATGAGATTATCAGCACCTGGGGTACAAAGCGCCCTGGAGCATCTTATGCAAATGATTTTGGTCGTGATAAATCTGAAATCATAGATATTA